CGAACAAGATGAAGGTGCATGACCTTCCAGGAGCAATGAAGGCGGTAGAGGACGAATTTCTGATGATGAAGACTCTCACGATCCCAACGGCGTCGAATGTGGGTTTGAGGAAACCGATGTTTGCTGCATGCCAAGGATTATGGGCGATGCGAAGGCCTGACGTTTCGGAGAGGAACGCCGGACAGTTGAACTCTACGATGGATGGGATAGATCGATTCGCGGTGCCGCAAACTGGGAGGGACGAGCTGCTGGATCAGAAAAACGTGATCGAGAGGGCCTGCAGGAAACGAGAGACATTTGAGGATCTGGCGAGGCTGCACCCGAGGTCGAAACAGATTGCAGACAAAGTGTTGGAGGTCTTCTTCAAATCGAACGATGAAGAGATCCCAATCTCAACTGTCCCCAGCCCGGAAGAGTGGGCTGAGACGCGATCAGCAAGCTTCGTGCCGAAATACCTCACATCTGATGTTTATGGGACAACCGCTGGGTCGATCGCAAGTTACTCTTTCCTTAAAACCCAGATCAAGGTCAAGCTCAAACGGATCTTCGCCTACGAGGACAACTATGGGCAGTCAGTTCTCGCGACACAAGCGGACTTCAACGCGATGTTCGGTCCATGGTCAAAAATGTTTCAGCGCAACGTTCGGAGGTCGGTGCGAGACGGCGTGATCTTTGACTCAGGCTTCTCGACTCAGGACGTCGCTGCGGCATTTCGGCAGACAGGGGCTCTCGCGCGGTTTCAACGGCGGAACACTCAGATTGACATCTCGAAGCAAGATACGTCTCATACGCTGTTGACTCTCTTGGTGTTCTGTCATCTTCTTCGACATTTCGGAGTGCCCGCTGGGTTAGTCGACATCTACTTGGTCCATAGTCACAAATTCCGTTTCAAATCCTTGATCCCAGGCTTGTACGCTGGAGAAGCGACGGACAATCTTGGCTCGGGCGATCCTTTCACGTTGATCCGCAACATATTCCAGGTGGCCACCAAGATCGTTGCGGCTTTCGTGATTCAAGAATCGAAGGACGCGTGTTGGATCATCAAAGGGGATGACGTCGAGACCGATAGCCCATGCACGCCTTGCATCAACTTCCCGGAACCGGAGCTGTCGAACGCCTACATCGTTATGAAGATTGACAGGGACTTACCTCCGTATCATGCTGGCCGCTTCTTCTTGCCAAATACGATCGTTCCAGACGTGATTCGGAGAACTGTTAAGCTGATCAGCAGAACTACCGACGATAAGGTTTTGGCAAGGACTTGGGCGCAGGGGTTCTTAGCGGACTACGTCCCTTTGACTGACGCGGACTTCGAATACCTCAGTGACGCAGCACCAAAAATGTATGCAGATTTCCCTCCGAGTTTCATTCGAGCAGTTCTCAATCTCTACATGCATCTCTCTAGTCACGTCAATGTCATGAAGGTGTTGTTCGTCCCGAAGGTCGAGAAGGCAGAAGAGGTCTTGGTCACGATGGAGCACGAAGTCGACTGCGCGGCGTATGCGTTCATGGTGTTGGGTTGTGACGAGATGATCGACGTGGTCAGGGGGCAATCTATGCAGGGAGTGAAGTCGCTAGCAGCTGATGTGGGGATCCGGGTGTACGATATCAAGAACAACACACGTGATTTCCGCAAGCGAGGCCTGTGGATAAGTGCGGTGCATTGCGTTGCGGTTGTCGGTATGACCGAGGTTACAGAACATCATTATCAGCAACAACATGTCCAACGAGTGCACCCATCAGTTCGAGCACACAATGTCGATCAAGG